CACAAAAGCGCAGAAAACAAGGGTTTTTTGCACCATTTTTATTGGAATAATGCTTGCAATCTATCTATTTTTAGTGTATTATATAAGTATAATAACAAAAAAGAAAGACACATTATGAAAACAAAAACTATACAAAACAAACTTTTACAATTTATAACAGATGAATATGACGGTCAAGATTACGAGACCGCTGCTAATCTGATTAAAGGCAATCAGTTTATTGCCGCTGCTAACTTCATTGATATTCTAGATACAATGCCTAGAGATCACATGAAATCTATAATCGAAAAACAGCCATCATTGTATAAAGAAATGTTTCCCGAAGAAATGTCTGTGTATTCAGAATTTGCTGAAGAAGGGCTTGCTAAAGAAAGTCTATTCGGTTCTTATGTCAATAGGGATATAGAAGAAGTATTACAATAATAAATAAAAGAAAGGCTACATTTTGAAATTAAATAGATACGAAAAAAAGATACTACAAGGAATCGTAGATAACCGTAAAGGTATTTACGAAACACCTAAACGAGATAGAGGTAATTATAAACCTTGCAAGGAATATGATGCCGCTTTATCTTTGTTTATGAAGAAACTTATTTATGCAGAAGCACAAAATGAGTTATTAATGGAAGGTCCTGCAACACCAGAACCAAAATTTAGATGGTTCAAGTGTAAATTGTATAAACCTTATGCAACAAAAAGAGATTTAAGGAAATTACTATAATGTTTAAATTAACTTTAATGATTGCTCTAATCGCTTTTGGGATTAGTAAGTATAACGAAAAATATAATTGTACGGATGATGGTTGTCCTGATTTTCATGAGATTGAAATACCACTTCCTGATGAAGATGTTAGAGGTGATCTAAGAGAGATTGAAAAAGACTGGAAAAAAGCTGTCGTAGTTGCTTATAACCCAATTCATTTAGAGTATGGTGTTCATAAGATTGTTCAAAAAACTTACAGTTTACCAGAGATTGATACATCATCAAATGAAAATTTTGTACAATCATTAAATACTTGTATAAACTTTTTATATCAAAGTATTGAACCTGAGTTTAGAATACCTAATGAACTAATTATTGCTCAGGCAGTTATAGAAACTGGCTGGGGTAAATCTAGATTTGCCAACGAAGGTAATAATCTATTTGGTATTAGAACATGGGATAAAGATGAACCATACTTATTACCTATACCGTGGACAAAGTGGCCTGGGTGGGGTGTAAAAATGTATAGTAGTAAATGTGAAAGTGTTGTTGACTATTTACATATACTAAACAATGTTCATGCCTTCAAAGAATTAAGAGAGGCAAGAGCAAGTGGTGTCAATGACGCTTTAGAATTGGCAAACTATCTAGAGAAATATGCTAGTAAACCTACATATATTGAACTAGTAAAAGAAATAATTAAATATAATATAAGAGGTGTTTATGAGTTATAGTATGAATTTATTTTGGCGTAGAGCGGCAAACTTGTATAAAATGTATCAAGGTGCCGAAGATCCAGACTTTAAAAGAATATGGATGGATAAACTACAAGAACTAATGAGAGGACTTCAAGGGGTTGACAAAAAAGAATTAAACTGATATAATAGATACTATGAATATATTTTATTTACATAATGATCCTAAAGTGTGTGCTGAACTTCATGTTGATAAGCATGTGGTTAAAATGATAGTTGAATATGCTCAATTATTATCTACAGCAAAAAGAATGATTGACGGCATTAAGTATGAAGCAAAATCTAAAACAGGCAGACGAGTACAAAGGTATAGACTAGAAAATCCAAATGAAGAAGCAACAATTTACAAAGCGGTACATTATCACCACCCTAGTGCTGTGTGGGCTCGTTCTTCTTCTCAGCACTACAACTGGCTGTACACGCTGTTCAGGGAACTTGGGAAAGAATATACCCACAGATATAACAAAGACCACAGTACAATTGAATTGCTCAAAGACATTTTAAAACATACACCAACAAATTTAAAAGACAATGGCTGGCAAGAACCACCACCTGCCATGTCTCATTATCCACAATGCATAGTACCTGGTGATAGTATTCAATCATATAAAAATTATTATATAGAAGCAAAAGCATATTTTGCTAAGTGGACTAGTAGAGAGATACCTAAATGGTTTAGTGAAGGAGTGCAACATGATTAAATTTATTCACGATAGTTGGGAAGGTGTTATGAATGCTGATAGAAATCCATTAAGACACATTCCTGATTTACAAGTAAGACATTTAGCAATACAATTATTAGCATGGATGTGGTGTATTGTTTTCTCATTATATTTTGGATCTTTTGTAGTTTTTGGTTACACAGCAATTGCTCACTTTGTATTCATAATTGCAATAGTGATAACTGTTGTAGCATTTAAAAATGCAGAAAAGAGAAAATACTACCATGCTCAAGGAACTTTTAAATATGAAGAAACAGCAGCAAAGTATGAGGACATATGGTAGAAATTTGTCCTAGTTGTGAAAGTGATTTAGTTGATGGTAAATGTATAATATGTTCAACAGATAAAGAAGAATAATGAAAGAAGTATTTACTTTATTGAAAGGCAGTAGTTTAGCTCTTGCTTTAATTTACACAATAGGACATATATGTATTGCTATGACCGTTGTAAGTTTGCTTACAGGTGCTAGTTTATTTGAAGCAGGTTTAGTTGCATTAATAGAACCATCTATCAATGGTGTATGGTTTTATATCTTACATAAAACATGGACAAGATTTAATGATTGAATTTAATTATAATTTAGATTACAAAAATACTTTATTTACACCAAACGACAATAGATATCGTATTGGTCGTGGTGAGCAAGGTGTATTATTAGTAAGACCATATACGAATGATATATGTCAGTATTGGCGATTTAAGACACCGTATGACGCCGCTATGTCGTCTATGAGAATACTATTTTTATATCATCAATATAGAGATCAAGAAGATTTTGTTGGTATGGATATGTGTAGAAAGTTTTTAGAAATGGGATTTACAAGAGCAAGAAGATATGCAAATCATAAAGATGGTAAAAAGTATGATAAGAATGGTAAAGTAAGACCACAAGAAAAAGATTGGGCAACAAGTCCTAAAGCAAAATCTGCTAAGGTATTTTATCAGGCAAGAAGTCGTGTTGTGGACGACCCTAAATATAAACAAATGAGAAAAGAATGGAGACAGCAAGAGAATGCCAACATATAGATTTAAAGATCATCATACAGGTGAAGTATGGGAAGAGTTGATGATGATTTCTGAAATGGAAGAACTTATCAAAACTGATACTATTGAATTATTACCACCTACACAAATGAATATTGTATCAAGTGTGGGTAGTGTTGATAGTAAAACTGATAATGGTTGGAAAGAGGTAATGTCTAAAATATCAGAAGCACATCCTGCTAGTAATCTTGCTGAACGATATGGTAAAAAGAGTGTTAAACAAACACAAATTGAAAAGACAATAAAAAAACATAGAGTCCGTAAGTCTAAAGGCGGAGGAAGATAAATATAAATGATACTATCGAGACACTCCAACACGCCAGCGATGGTCACGAAGTTGAGGGGTCAATCCGATAATGTATCTAACAAGTGTGTAGCTACACCAATTAAGGAATAAACATGGCAGACTTTGATTTTTTAGATGGATTTGAGGGTGATGGTGATTGGGGTTTTACCTCTGTCAAAGAGAAACCATCCGAAGAACAATCTAAACAAACAGAAACAGTTGTAAAACAAACAGCAGATAGTACTGCTAAGGCAGTATCTAGCGATATTGTAAATAGATTAGATAGTAAATTAGATAAAGTTTTATCTCTAATTAATTCTACTAAAACAGCAGTAAACGAAAAGAATCAAACAGAATTAGATATTGCTAAAAAGCAAATGGATGATGAGTATGATTTAAGAAAAGATAGTCTTGGCAAAGATATGAAAGATAAATTTGCTAAACTAGAAAAACTTATCATACCTTTATTAATTAAATTAGCAAAATCACCAGAGGCGTATATACATTGGCCTAATAGAGCTCAAGTTATAGAAGCACAAGTTAAAAAGATAATAGAAATCACAAGGGGAAAATAATGAAAGACAATTTAGAATCAAGTTTAAAAGCGATATTACATCATGAAGGTGGTTATGTAAACCATCCTAAAGATCCTGGTGGCGAAACAAATCTTGGCGTAACCAAAAGAGTATATGAAGAATTTGGTGGCAAAAAAGATATGAAAGATTTAGTTGTTGCTGATGTAGCACCTATTTACATAGAGAGATATTGGGGTAAAATGAAATGTGATGACCTACCTAGTGGTTTAGACCTTTGTGTATTTGACTTTGGCGTAAATGCAGGACCAGGTAGAGCAGCAAAGTTTTTACAAAGAATGATTGGTACCACAGTAGATGGTGGTATCGGACCTAATACTTTAGCAAAAGTCAATGAATATGTAAAAGAAAATACAATAGAAGAAACAATAGAAAAATATCAAACTATGAGACAAGAATACTATGAAGATTTATCTACTTTTGCTACTTTCGGTAAAGGTTGGAC